GGGATGTTAACCCGCGAATTCAGTTCATACTACTGAATCTTGGCACCAAACGCGCAGCCACACGCTCAGCAGCCTCTGCGGCTCGCCCCATAACGCTGTCCATTGAGTCTTCAATGATTCCACTGACGAAACAATTGTATGCTGTAGTCTGTCTGATGCTTCCCATAGCATTCTGAACACGCCCAGCAGGGAGAAATCTAAGATGCCGCAAAGCGTCTTTAAACTCTTCAAAGTGATCGGGACTGTCTTTAAGACTGTCAGCAATTCTAACAACCTTGGAATAAAAGTCTTCGCCCGTTTGCCTGTATTTTATTGAGTCAATCTCGTCACTTATAGGAAGCGACATTCCATAGTGTTGGTTGCTCCCCAGCATTATAAATCGACCTCTCCCTGCAATTGGTTGATACGCATCTCGGCATAACGAATAACCTTTTGTAGATCGGTTATCTCAGATGCATTTTTGTCTTTGTTTTGGTATTGTTTATGCCCAGCCCTAGTCGCGTATTTAATGATGTTTCCTCGCCAAAAGGACATGTCATTTCGCATGATGTAAGTGATTGGTTCTATCTTCCATCTTGCGTAATGCTTAGGGCATTCGATTATGTCTTCTTTTTCTTCTTCTTCTTCTGATACGTCATCTTCTGATAATCTCCTCATCATGTATTCGTAATATGGTTCGCGTTTTATGGATGCCATAGAACAGCTTCCCCCTCTTCAAAATTGTAATCTGTGTGACGGCAAATTCTGGCTACTTGAGCTTGAACAATCGCATCCGTTTCTCTTAATCCAACAGCCTTATAGGTATCTACGATTGCTGACCAAGGACTGTTACTATTATCTAATACGGACATTGCTTTCTTCGGCCCAATCCCAGGACACCCAAAGTAGTTGTCGGTACGATCACCACTTAATGTTTGTATAAAATGAAACTTGTCAGCTTCAGCTTCTGTTATCTCTTGAAATTGTTTTGTTTTAATATCGAAGTGTCGGCCTGGAATTTGTTTAAGGTCTTTGTCCTGTGAATAAATTACTTTTCGACCTTTTATTATTGAAGGGTGTGTAGCAAGGATGCCAATTACATCGTCACCTTCTAGAGAAGGCTTTTGAAATGACTCGTAACAATTATAAAGTTTATCCTTCAAACCTTTATAGGCAATTGGCTTGCGTATGTTGGAACGATTAGCTTTGTAACTGTCTAAAATTTTTTTCCTAAAATTTTCATTATCTGAAAAACAAAGAACTGCCGCATTACAATCGGTCTGTCTTTGAATTTGCGTTATTTGATTTGTTGCGATTAAAGTAAGTTCATCAATATCTGCCCATGCAACTACGGTATCTTCTGAAAAATTTACGACCTGTTCTCCAGCCGCACTTACTTGATAAACTAGGATATCCGCATCTATTAAAACGGTTGCCATTAGTGCGTCTCCGCCCAATTGTTACCAACTTTATATTCGCCAGTGAGAGGCACATTCAGCTTAAAATGCTGCCCAGCTTTCGCGATTGCATCGACTGCAACCTGACCAACCTCGTCAGCTAAATCGGCATCAGCTTCGATCTGGATTTCATCATGTATCCAAGCGACTTGCTGTACACGATCTCGCCAGCCACGCTTTTGTATTTCGTCGTCAAACTCGACAAGCCATTGCTTTGCTGTGATTGCTCCAGCGGATTGCAAGACAACATTTAAAGCCCTGTACGATTCCCTTACTGGAAGATGTCGTTTATCAAGTCCAGTTATGTACTTTTTTTCCGCCACAGATTTTTGAACCGCGTTAATAAGTTTCTCCAGGCCAGGATTGCCTTCCAATAGTTTTTCCTTTGCTGTAGCAGCGTCTTCTTTTGAGATTGAGGCGACTTGAGCCAAGCGATTGTCTCCTCCCCCATAGACCACAGCGTATATAAAAGACTTACATGTAGAGCGAGAAGCCAAACCAGTGACTCTTTGATTGTGCGTGTGAATGTCTCCATCAACCACTTCATTGGCGTATACTCCATTGTCAAATTTGTAGGTGAAATGCCCCAATAGCCGTAACTCGATGCCTGACATATCGACACCAACTAGCCGCTTACCCTCTGGTACTTTGAAAAGCTCACGGCACTCTTTGCCGTAAGGGGAATTAAGAGATGGCACTTGTTGTAAGTTAGGGTTTCTCATCGACGCTCTACCTGTGACTGTTCCACAGGTCAGAACGCTGCCGTGAATTCTGTTGGTATTTTTAAGACTCGTTAGCCAGGAATTCTTACCATCACTTAACATTCCAAGACGCTTTTGGATTAAGAAATATTCGGATAGCAATTTAGCTTCTGGATAGGGTAGATCGGCCAAAATTTTTTCGTCTAATTTTGGACGCCCGTCAGGTGTCTTTATCTTAGGAATCCACCCCTTCGCTTTAAGACGGTTGGCTATGTGGTGGCGTGATCCAGGGTTAAAGACATTAAGTACACACTTAGAGAAAGGGACATCTTTCGTTATAGATGCTCGTTTTTTGTTCTTGTAGTTTGCTGTTCGTGTTGGGGTGACAACTCCCAAATCTGTCCACCAAGGCGCAAACACTGACTGTAGCTCTTGTTCGATTTCTGCGCGTCTACGAGATAGCTTTTGGCACAATGCTTGTGCCTTGCTCTCATCAAAAAGAAAGCCATGCCGCTCTTGTCTCGATATCAACCATTGAACTTTATGCTCAAGGACAACAGCAGTTCGCGACAGTTTTTTACTTGATCGAATCTTTTGCCACAATTGCAGAGTGACGGCAGTGTCTTGCACACAATAGTCCAGCATCTCCTGACTAAAATGTTCCCAACCGCCTTGGTAATCGCCTTTAAAACACCCTAGTCTTTGTCCCCATGCGGCAAGCGAATGCGAGCCTCTGAGCCTGTTGGGTAAGCTCTGTCGTTTGTTTCGATCCTCATCTCCTAGATCGCCGTAAACCAGACGGGACAAAACAAGAGTGTCTATCACATTTTCCTCAGTCACGTTAAACCAAGGATAAACTTTCTGGATGGCAGCAATATCAAACGTGATGATGTTGTGGCCTACCAAGAAGTCTTTGGTCATTGCTGACCGCAAGCCCTCTTCGATTTGATTAGGGCTATAAGTTTCCACTGTATTTGTTTCAACTGACCGGAGGACGATGCAATGGATTTTTGTGAGTTCATCGAGAAGCCCATCTGTTTCTATATCTAATATCCACATTTCATTGTCCCCCGACAGTTGGTATGTTTTAGGCTAAAGAGTATTCGGCGTATGTGCGTCCTTGCCCATCGTCTTTAATTGTTTTGACGATCTCATGCCCATCTTGGCGAAGCTCAAAGATACGAGCGGCTAACCGATAGACACCGAACACGCCCATCGCTTCCAATGGCGAGATCGTCTTACCCAATTTAAGATGCTTTAGGATTCTGTCGTTCTGGCTTGTTTTGTTTTTCACTTTAAACCCTCCTTCAATTTGTTTGACTGCTTTCATTGTCTCCTCAAACTCATAGATGTATTTCTTCTCCTTCACTGCTAATAAGGCCAACTTCTCTGCACGTTCAAATATGCTGTCGTCAGAAGTCTCCTGCATCTAGGTCAACCTCCAACAATCTTCCGGTGTCAGTATTGTATTCTAAGGTACAGGCAAGCCCTGTCTCGCCAGCATAACGATTTTTTAGAACGCGCAATCTTGTCTTATGGACATCATCTGCTGACTGCTGGTTTCGTTCTGCACCAATGACCATGTCTGCAAGATGCCCTATGCCGCCAGAGCCTCTAAGTTGTGCAAGACTGGTCGCTGCACCTTCTTCATGCGACTTGCCTTCTGGGCGTTTTAAATGACTGACAAGGATTAGACCTAACCCGGTTTCCTCAACTAGAGATCGAAGTCTGGTCATAATGCTGTCAATCAAAACACGTTCATTGTTTAAAGCTGATGCCAGCCCTTCAGATAAACCAGAACTGACAACAATACTAAGATGGTCGAGAACAACGTAGCCACAGCCCAAGGCGTGAAGATACCTAATTCTGTCGATAAGATTGTCGCTGCTAGTGCTACCAAAATGATCATAGAGAAATAGGCGATTGGAGCGAACAACGTCATTAAAAGCAGAATGAAGATCAGACTCTGACACACCATCCATGTCGAGCGTAAGGCGTTTGTTAAGGTGCAACCCAACAAAGGCGCGAAGCGTATGCCGTATACTTTCTTCCAACATGATAACGCCAATCGTTTGATCTTGTTGAATGAGGTGATATCCAATCTCTCTGACGATTGCGCTTTTTCCAATTCCTGATCCTGCTGTAAAAACTGTTAACTCTTTTTTTCGTAGTCCTTTTGTTTTTTCGTTAAGCCCATCCCAGGGGTAAGGTACACTCTCAGCATCGTCCTTACGGATGAACTCTTCCCAAAGCTCTGCACCGTTTACAATGCCATCCGGTCTGTACTCCTTAGCCTTCCACATTGCGTCCAACACTTCTGGACCACGATTTGCCAACAGCATTTCGTTGGCATCTTTGAGAGGAAGATTGGCAATCTTAGCTTTACCGGGCTTAAACAATTGAGCGCATTCTTGTGCTGCTTTTTGACCAGCATCGTCCATGTCGAACATCAAGATGACTGATTCAAACCCGCTAAAATATTCTAGATTTTTAGTGATGACCTTCGCCGCTGATTGCGAACCCATGCTCACAGACACCACAGGAAACTTGTGATTTTGAATTTGAGAGACAGACATACAATCGATCTCGCCTTCTGTGACGATGATC